CCCGGACGTTGTCTCTGAAGTTTTTTCCGGACAGCAGATTGCCCTCAATGGGGCTTCGGCTGCCGCGGGAAATAACTTTCTTGCATCCGCTGCCGCATCCGCCACTTGGACAGCTATGGGCAACTATGTCTTCCAGTATACCAATGGCGGCGCAGTAACGGTCACTATCGACTACGCTTGGAATATTGGGAGGCTTCTCCCGCAACCGATGACGATAGGGGAACCGTTCGGTTTTAGGGTTATGACCAACGCAGGTACAACCATTGCCACCCCCACCCTCAGTGACGGCTCTGTTACTTTGGTTGGAACCACCACTTTAACCGCCGCAGCTATGCGTTGGTACAATGGAACCGTGACCCAGGTTAATGCTCAGTCTGCTCTTACAGTGACTGCCGGAACCACCTACACCTCCATTACGCAGGTTGGTTCAACCAATGCCTTTACTTTGGCTCTCGGCACCAACGCCATCGTCCCGGTTGTCGGCCAGGCAGTCTATATTGCTGTTACGACAGGAACCCTGCCCTCGGGCTGGTATTCTATCGCCAAGGTGACGAGCGCAACCTCCTTCGTCATTATGACGCAGCCAGGAACCGTGTGGACTTGTACCGCAGCTACAGTTGGCGGTATAACCACTCTTCCGGCAGCAGGCGTGTATTCGCCGCTTATCAGCATCACAGGTATGATGACCACCGTAACCGGCACGATGGCTGTTTAATATGCAAATGGTACTCTCAAGAAAGAATTTTGTCGCTCATACGGGGACTTTCTTTTGGTGGAAAAGAATCTTTCTTGGGAGCCAATATTTTAACTTATCCAACGCCCATAGGCTTGCAGTAAAGGCTCACGAATTGGGCCACATGCAAGGGCATCATACTGAGTGGCGGATATTGACTTTAATTTTTTGTCCATTTATCTTTTTTTGGATTTGTCGACAGCAAGAGTTTTTGGCCGATGAATATGCAGCAGAACAAGGTTGTTCACACGAGCTTATCGAGTTTTTGATCGACAACCCTTGCTCCGGGAGAATGTACCCCTCAAATTTCGAACGGATTGAAAGGTTGATTCGCTTGGCCCCCGTTAAGGGACACTTCGCAAGATAGGCGTAACCTATCAAAAAAGGAGAATTATTATGCTGTGGAAATTGTTGTTCCCAGGTGTTGGTGGAGAAGAAGACGACTTTGACGAAGAGGTTGTCGAGGATGACGAACTTGACGAAGAGGTTGTCGAGGATGACGAACTTGATGAAGAGGTTGTCGAGGATGACGAAGAAGAAGTGAAGCCGATTGGCCGGGCTCAAAAGAGAATTATGAATCTCAATGAGCGCGCCCAAAAGGCTGAGCAGGACCGTGATAGGCTGACCAAAGAGCTTGATGCGGCCCGGAAGCAATATCAGCAGCCGGCAGCACAGCAGGTTAAAGATGAAGTGTGGGAGCAGGAGGAGGCGGTTTTAAAAGACCCCAATGCGACGGATTGGCAACGATACGCCGTAAAGTCTTCTCGTGATTCCAGAATAGCATCTTTCCATGCTCAACAGGCTCTTCAGAAGGCGCACGATATTGCCGACAAATCTGACTTTGATCGTCTTTCCGTAACCAAACCAAAACTACACAGCGCCTACAAGGACCGGGTTGAAGAGATGCATCAGTCGATTCTTAAAGAGGGGCGTATGCCCCCCGCAAGATCGAGACTTCTTTCCTTCCTTGTCGGTGACGACATGGTGAACGACAAATTTAAGCCCGCAGCTTCAAAAAAATCCTCTGGCGTAAAGCGAACCACTCCTCCAGGAGCAAGGTCCGACGTTTCAGCCAAAGGCGGAAGACTGTCTGAAGCTGAAAAAAGAACAAAGCGCCTAGAAGGGAAAATTATCTAATCTAGGAGAATTACAATGTTTAATTTTATATTTCCGGGAGTAAGTAACTTCTCCCCGGGGGCATCCGGGCAGATTATTGCCAACGATATTGAGTTGCATATTGCCGATGAGGTTCTAAGGATTGCTCAGCGTCAACTCGTCGCTTATCAGTTCGGTCAGCCCTTAAAGATCGAGAAGCAGACCGGTATGACCTACACCGCGACTCGTTACGAGCGCCTCCCCCTGCCTTACGCCCCTCTTTCTGAGGGTGTGAGTGCCGCAGGAGAGGCCATCACCATCGCTCAGGTTCAGGCCACCGCTCAGCAGTGGGGTGACTTGGTTCGTGTAACGGACGTTGCCGATATGACCATCAAACACCCTCTGTTCAAACAGGCGGTTCGTCTTATCGCTATTCAGCAGCCTGAAACGGTTGAAAGAAACGTTCTCAACATTCTTCTCACCGGCACGCAGGTCAATTACGCAAACTCTAAAACTACTCGTGCCGGCCTTATTGCGACAGATGTAATGAGCCCTGTTGAAATCGGTAAGATCGTTGGCTCTCTTGAAACCTTCGGAGCTCCGATGTTCAATGGTGATGAACGGGTTGATATGTACAAGGATGCCAAAGCTAAATCCAAAGCGAGCAATCGCCCGGATGTAATGCCTCATCTTGTCAGTCTTATTCATCCCTTGGTTGCTCAGGATCTTCGACAGAACGCCACCATCGCCGCCGCCTGGTCGTACAGCGATATCAATCGTCTGTACAACAACGACCTTGGTGAATGGGGCGGGGCGCGGTTCTGTAAAACCAACATGATGCCTTATTGGACTGGCGTGGCCCAGGTCAATGCGACAGCCAATACCGTTGGTGGATCTCTTGGAACCGGCACCTATTACATCGTGGTTACAGCTTCTCCGGCCTTGACATCGGTTGAGCAGAAGATTTATCAGGTATCCACGGGTATTTCCGTCACTGGCCCGACAGGTTCCATCAACGTGTCTCTGCCGGTTCTGCCGACCTACACTTTCTCTATTTATGTCGGGACGACCACAACGCCGTCCAACTTAGCGCTTTCTTCCTCGGGTCCGGTAATTGGTCCGTTGGCCGGTCAAGCGACACAGTTGCCGTCTGGTTCGGCCGTTATCCTTACCGGCGTGGGAATTGCTCAGACTCCTCCGGCAGCCCCTGCTACCGGTGTCACCGTGTTCCCGACACTTTTCTTTGGTTTGGACGCGTTCGGTCAGGTTCTCCTGGATGACGTGGAGTATCATTATCTCAGTCGGTCGGATAAATCCGATCCGATGAATCAGACCCGTGTGGTTTCTTGGAAAATGATGTATGGTACAATCATACTCAATAACGCCTATATGGCGAGAACTGAGTCTGGTTCAGCCTTCAGTCCTGGCTTCACTGCTGGAACTGCATCTGAGTAAATAACAACACCCCCGGGCTTCAATACGCTGGGGGTTACTTTAAGGTGATAATCATGGCTATCGAGGAAAGAATTGAGCCTGAGCCAGTCGTTGAGCCTGAGCCAGTCATTGAGCCTGAGCCAGTCGTTGAGGCTGAGCCAGTCGTTGAGCCTGAGCCAGTCGTTGAAGGGGCAAACCCAAGGCGCTTTAATTTCGCCACTGGTCAAAGCCAGTAAAAAGGAGTAAGTAATGGCGACTAAACTTGAAGAATTACAAGCGGAAATTGAACTTTTAAAAGCTCAGTTGACCGTTGTTACAGAGGAAAAGACCGAGGCTCAGAGGATGGCGAAAGCTATGGCCGACGCTTCGCCTTTCCTCGGAAGCACTGCTGAAGAGCAGGCTACCGGAAAGACTTTAACCATGAAGGTTTGCTTGAATCCTCATATTCCGGATGTCAAGAAACACAAATATCATGAGGTTGAAGTTCCGACCTATTACTACAATATTCAGCTTCCCGCTGGTGCTGGCGTCTGTCTGTACACCAATGGGGTTGAATATTACCACGGAGAGACGTATGAGTTCGATCAGTACTCCCTGGCTGATGTAAAAAGCCGTGTGGCTCGCTGTTGGGATCATGAGAAGTCTATTCATGGAAATGACGAAAACGCGTACCGTAAGCCGACTAACCGGCATCTCACTATGAAAAGAGGTTAACAATGAAGGAAATTTTAGACGGAGATATGACCACCGGGAGTTTCACCATCCAGGCGCAAATGCCGATGGGTAAATCCATCACAGTTAGCGGCTACATCTATTCAAAGAACACCGCTGACGAGATAAGCAAACAAGTAGATATGCTGCACGATGTGGTTGACCGCCAGCGCCTGAGAGCCGAAATTCCGGAGCTGGAAGCCAAACGCGACCAGCGGGTGGCCGGACTTGAAACCATGAAAGATGTGCTTGCCTCCTTGCAGACAAAGCAGGAAAGTGGTGGAAAGCTCTCTTCGTCTGAAAGGAAGCAGATCGACGATATGACCATAAGCATTCGTCGGATCTATGAGGATCTTGAAAAAGGCAATGCTGCCATTGAAGAAGCAAAACAGAAAACGTCATGCCTCTAACAGCCGCGCAAATAGTAACCGACGCTTGCCAGATAGCCAAATGCCCTGGGTACACAGCCCAGGGCGGCCGGGCTCTCAACTTGACCTTGCTGGATTTGGTCATGCACCGAAACTTGAAGGTAAATCTTGAGACATCTTTCGTCTCGGTGCCTGCTAATTCCAGCGGTCCATTTAATCTTGAGAGTAATTATCTGAGAACCTACGATATGTTCTTCCTTGTCGCAGGGGAGCCGTATTTTCTCGAACCTTGCTCTTTGAGGGAGATTGACGCCGAAATGCAAAGTCTAGGGCTTGCCTCCTACCCTTACGAGTGGGCCTCCGACTTGTCGAACGTTCCAACTACAGGCTTTGGATTGTTCTATATCTATCCTCAGTCCAATAACGCAATCACTCTCACCCACAGGTATTATCTCCGGCAGACTGAGATAGTCACACCTGAGACGAGCAGTACGATCCCTTGGTTCGAGGATCAGGATTATCTCATTCAGGCTACCGCGATGCGTTTGATGCGAATTACCGACGATGATCGCTTTGGGGCCTTTGAGGCTGGATGTGAGGCCCTCCTTAGAAAGCATCTTATGACTGAGGGTGATGAGCAGCAGGTTGTAAAATCAGTTCAGCTTGACCCGAGACGGTTCCGGATAAAAGGAAGTTTGAAGTCAACAAAGCAAGACCCCTGGTGATTTGATGGCGAATAAAAAGGAATATCCTATCCGTTTCACCCCCATCGGGGTTTCGGATTCCTATGACGCCACTGATTCATTTCCCGGCGCTTGCCGGATGCTCCAAAATCTCATTCAGGACCAAAGCAATTCCGAGCTTGTGATTGCCCGCCCAGGAGTTGGATCGCCAACGGCCGCCTTTGCTGGAAACAACGCCGTTTGGGGAGGGCCTCTAAGCTGGGGTCAGCCGGGTTATCTTTGGGGGAATACTGCTTTCAATCTTCCGACAGGTCTGACAGTTCATATCGCCATCGGGAATAATATTTATGGTATGGTTTCAACTTCTTTAAACCCAGGCAAAGATCAGCCTTTTCTCTATGTAATAGGGGTTGGTTTTGTCGCAGTGACTGGTTTTACCAACGCCAACACTCCAACCTCCCCTTCAACTTCCGGCGATTGGACCCCGCCCACAATGGCGGTCGTTGGGTCGAAAATAATTGTTACACATCCTGGTTTCACTCTCCCTTATGCCTTCGGTGTCATTGACATATCAAATCCCCTGGCACCAACATGGACGGCACAAAATACCACTGTAAACACACTTCCTTCGGTCCCAACGTTCGTTGTCAACTTCAACAACAGGGCTTGGTTTGCCTGCGGCAACAACGCCTGGTACAGCGATGTTTTGACTCCAACAGTGATGACAAATGCGGGGCAGGCTCTTACAGAAGGCGACAGCACCCCAATAACGGGAATGTCAGGCCTCCCGGTTCAAACCTCCACTGGCGGTGTGGTCAGTTCGCTCATAGTCTTCAAAAGATTTCAGATCTGGCAGATTATCGGTGATGCCGCTGTAACGGGAACCTTGGCTACAAACTTTATCTCTTTGAATGTTGGTTGCATCTCCCCAAGAAGTATTTGTCAAAGCCCCATTGGAACTATTTTTATTGGCATAGACGGTCCTTACACAATAAGTCCTCTCGGGGCAGTTATAGCGTTGACAAAAGATCAGTCGAAATCTGTTTCTGATTTACAGGCCGTGTTTCAAAACATCATAAATCCCGGACGAGCAGCAGCGGGCTTTTCGGGATCAATGTATAGGATTTGTATCGAATGCGTTCGGTCCGGGCAAGCGGTCATAGACGACTATTGGTTTGACACCTCCCGACGAAGATGGTCTGGACCCCACACCTTTCCTTATGATTGCATTTCTCAAGTTTCAAACTATTTTGTTATTTCTCACAGATCGGTCGGTCCTTCCCTTTTTACAAGTCAATACATGCCGACGGCAAATAGCGTCTATACGGACAACGGCAATCCATATACCGTCATTCTTCAATCGTCCAGTTTCCCGAAGACTCAAAATATAAATGAAAAAGAGGTTGTTGAAAGCACACTGGAATTGAGCTCGTCAGCGCAAAATCTCTCTTACATGATAAGCGCCATTGATGACTTCGGAGCTACAATCGACTCCACGCAAATTACAGTGAACAATAGGACCAATTTATGGGGCATTGGGACGTGGGGATCAGGCTTGTTATACAACTATCAATATAATGTCCCCGCAACATATACAATCCCCTGGTCAAAACCACTTATTTTTAAAAAGATGGGCCTGCAAATAACAGCTTCTTCTGCAAATAATTTGTCGATAGGAACTTTCTTTGCAAAATATCGAGATACAGGCTATATTAACAAATAGAGGATCATATCATGGCAATTATAGGCGCACTACCTAACACAATATCAAATGGGCAAGCAATCGACGCCGTTCCTGTAATGGCCGATTTTAACTGGATTGTCACCCAGACTAATGCCAATGCCGCCGCAATAGCAGCAACGAACGTCTTCACCGCTGTTCAAAAAGGCGTGGCGGCCAATGACCCCGCCGCTTTCCCAACAGCCTCTCAAGTTCAAACAGGTGCGTTCAACTGGTGTGGGGTTGCCGGAGGTACGTTGAATGCTCTAACTTTGACCCCAAGCCCGGCCATCACCGCCTACACTCCAGGAAGCACCTTTATTTTCCAAGCAGGCGCAACACCAAACAGTGGAGCCGCAACGGTCGCTATCTCAGGTCTAACAACCCTGGCTGTTCAAGTTTCAGGAGCGGCTTGTGTCGGTGGAGAGATAGCTGCCAACAAATGGTATTCCCTCTTTGTGGATGCCTCCGGAACAACCGCCCAACTTGTTTCTTTGTCGCTCACCATCCCTGTGTCTGTAGCTCAAGGCGGAACTGGAACCATCACAGGTGTCGGCTCCACTGTTGGAACCTATAGAAACTGGGTCGCCACTTCCGTTGGCGTAAATAATCTGAGTTGCGTTGTTTCTGCTGACGAGATTGTCTTGGAGAATAGCTCGAACCTCTATTATACGGCTCGCGCCGTGAGTTTGACCATAAACTCGGGTGGTTCAGTAGGAGCCCCTTTGTCTGTTATGCAGGCCAAGGCCATCAACACCTTTTATTACATTTGGATTTGGAGAAATGCGACACTCGGAGTGACGGCCACACTGGACAACAGTTCCTCTTCACCAACAGCACCTACGGGATATGTTTCAACGGATTTTAAAGCCAGGATGCCCGGACCTCAGTTAACTGATGGGTCCGGAACAAAATACCTAATGCAGCAAAAGACGGTTGGGAATGTGACGGTGCCTGTTTTGTTAGCAGGATCAAACACCACCGCTCCGGCCACAATGTGCAGTGGTGCTCAAGGTACAGCTCCAACCACTTGGGCCACCATAGCTGTCGGAGCTTTTATCCCGCCCACAGCTACAAAAATTAAAATAACGTTGGTTCCAGGGTCTAATGCTGCGACAGTTAGTGCGGCCCCAAATAATCTTTATACAACGAGCAATGGATCAGCAAATTTGGCTCCGCTTAGTTTGGTATCGAATGCTGTAAGTGGGAGTTTAACGGGAGTATTGGTCCTTGAATCATCAAACATTTATGTAATCGCAACAGTGGCCGGAAGTCTGGTCGTCTGCGCAGGATGGGAGGAAAACATATGACGGGCTATGCATTGAACGCTGCCGGTAATGCTTTCAGGGCTGTTGCTGGACCAGAGGATTGTATCAACGGGGAAGTGTTTTTTATTAATGTGCCTACGTTGGTACCCACAGCGCCCGACATAGTGGCAAAGTCTTTAGAAGTCCAAACAAAGCAGGATATACTCGACGCCAAAAATTATACCAAGCTCCAGGCGCTTTCGACAATGAGCCCAACACAGATACAATCCTGGGTCCAGGCCGACGTCAACACTCTAGCTGACGCTAAGGATGCGCTCAAAACGCTGGCGGTGGCAGTCGGAATACTGGCTCGGAGGCTTTAATGAGCGATTTTTGTTCAAGCCATGAGGCCTTAGATAAAGCAATCCGCCGACAAGAGGATATTCTTGAGGCCATCCGTAAGAATGCCGCTGAGCATCAGCTCTACATGGCAAAGACTATGGCTGAGTTTGCCACGAAAATTCACACCCTCTCTGAGATAAAAGTTACCCTTCGGGAACACAACCAGCGGCGAGAGGACGATGGAAGGAATTGTGAAGAGAAGCGGGCTGAGATTTGGGTGTCCATGAATAGCCTAAAGACTCGGATGGATAGGCGTGATGGAGTAACCGCCATTGTGGCCGGTGTTTGTACGGCCATCGGGGCGACGATAGCCATAATGGTCAACCTCTTTATAAGGCACTGATATGAAAAAACTAATAGTAATTATTGTTCTTATAACTCTTTTGGTCGCCACGGCTGTCGCTGGATTTTTATGTTTGAGTGATCCGGAAGGCCGGGGGGTTAAATGGTTTCCTTATTTTATAGGCGGAGCTGTAATTGAACTACTCGGAATAATGGGGGCGGCATTGTGGCTATAAGCGCCAACTTTGAAAGAGCCTTCTTTGACGTTCTCGGCAACGAGGGAACTTACTCCAATAACCCCAATGATCCTGGCGGCGAGACAATGTGGGGGATAACCCGCCGTGTCGCTCAACTAGCCGGATATGACGACTCGATGCGAGATATGCCGAAAGAGGAGGCTCAGCGAATTTACGCAGCCGCGTACTGGCATCCTAATTTTGATAATCTTCCTTATGGAATAGCCTTTCAGTTGTTCGACGCCGCTGTCAATAATGGTCTTGGAACAACCATCAAACTATTGCAGAAAGTGCTTAAATGCAACGTCGACGGTATATTTGGCCCCAACACACTGGCAGCTGCCCAGGCTATGCCTGAATTGAAACTGATCATTCTCTTTGACGCCACACGGCTTGAATACTTTGCTAGCCTCGACGGATGGGATGACTTCGGAAAGGGTTGGGCCAGGCGCATTGCTTCAAACTTACGTAAAGGGGTGGAATAATGTCTCTCGATCCTATTACCGCCGCCTTAGATCTTGGCGGAAAACTTATTGACCATTTCTTTCCGGATGCAACCCAGGCTGGATTGGCCAAGCTGGAATTACTAAAATTACAGCAGTCCGGCGATCTGGCCATCATGACCGCTCAGACAGATGTCAATAAAGTAGAAGCCGCTTCCGGAAGTGTGTTCACCTCCGGCTGGCGTCCCTTTGTCGGATGGGTGTGCGCGACGGCTTTCGCCATCCAATTTGTATTTGGCCCCCTGGCCGAATGGTCAGCCACACTTCTTGGACACCCGGTTAAATTTCCCCAGATGGAGATGTCGACAATGATGCCGCTTCTTTTTGGGATGCTCGGAATTGGGGGTTTACGCTCATATGACAAACAGGCCGGTACTGTAAAATGATAAAAACTTTCTCCATGTGTCCGAGTTGTTACAAGCGTATTCCGGCCGCCATTTCTATAAAAGATGGCGCGGCCATTATGAGAAAGACATGCCCGGCGCATGGGAAGTTTAGCGCGGTCGTCGATCCTGACGGCAGCATGGTTCTCCGTCAATACAACCAGGGGAGCCTGGGTTTGAATAAAGCGCTCTTGATCCCTGTTACCGACAAATGCGATATGAGCTGTCCGTGGTGCTACATGAAGGGTGTCAAGACGGAAGAGAATAGCGCTGAGTATTATGACTCTCGTTATTTCGATCTCAAACAGGCAGGCTTTGCCATCCTCCTATCGGGCGGGGAACCTACGTGTAGAGAAGATTTCATTCCCCTTGTGGCTAAATTGCAGAAGCTCGGATGGACTGTTGTGACAATGAGCAATATGATAAATTTTGCGGATGCCAACTTTATGCAGCAGTGCGGCCTAATTTATAACAAACTCCTTCTTGCCGACTTCTCCATGCAGCATCCGAAAAATTACACAGAAGATATTCTCGCCTCCAAGATGCAGTGCCTTAAGAACCTAGGGACTCTTGGTCTACAGGCAAATTGTATTCAATTCAGCGTATCGGATCTCGACGAACTACCTTGGATCAGAACCTTCTATGATGAGACAAAACACCTCTATCGTAATATCCGGATTAGAACGCTTCATGGTTTTTGGAAGGACAAGTCAAAGAAAATCTATTTAAGCAATCTCTATAAGGTGTTTGTCGAGAATTTCGGCGATCTGATGCCGATGCACGATATGCGCTTAGAGTCCACAAACATCTATTCAATCTATATGCGAGACGCACACTGCGGGATCTCTTTAAGTTCAGCACCAACGGTCAATAATGTGGATCTCTCTTCTTGCAGCAGACCCACGTATGGGGTTGCTTTGGATGAGAAATATTATGGTTTCCCGGTGGCCCAGATAGTATCTGAAGGCATCCAAAAGGGGTGGTACAATGGTTATAAATTACAATAAATATCTCCTCAATTTCTATATGGGTTTTGTAGAAGCTGCTATTGTCGGGGTTGCCGGTGGCGTAACATCTAGCCTTTTAGGCGGAGGTAGTAAGAGTAGCGGCGGTGGCGGTGGCGGGGGAACCAGAGGATATACTCCTTCTGACATGGGAGACGCTGACGCTGGTTGGAGTCAAAAGTACATAGCTGAAAATAACATGAACACCGATCTCGGTCAGAGAGTTCAACCTTATTATCAGCAAAGTCTCAATGCTGCCGACGCCATCAATTATGACCCCTACCAGCAGGCCGCAAACCGAGCTGGAAATATTTACGGTGAGATGTCCGGCATAGCCGGTCAGCAGGTTGGCCAATATGGCCAGCAGGCCGATATGTCCAGGGGCCAAGAGAATATGCTTTACGGCGCCGGGCAGCAGATACTCAACACCGCGCAAGATCCTCAGAACGCCCTTTATGGCCGCACTCAGCAGCAGCTCACCGATCAGGTGAGAGCGGGGCAGGCCGCCAGAGGTTTGGGTAACTCCCCTGTGGGTGCCGCTGAAGAAAATCAGGCCATGTCCAATTTTAATATCGACTGGCAGAATCAACAGCTTTCCCGGCAGTCCCAGGCTATGCAGGCGGCATCGGGAACGAGTAATGCTGGTCTTGGCCAAGGGAATCTTGTTAACTCCAATATGGGTGGACAAATCACTGCTGGAAACAACCAGGCCACCTTGACTGGTCAACAGGCGCAAATGCCACTCAATGCTCAACAGTATATTGCCGGGATGCCCGCTCAGAATGCTAATGCGAATTTGCAAAATTATGCAGGCCTTGAAGCAGTATATGGCAATCAAATGAATCAGGCCATACCCTATATGAACGCTGGAATTGGGGCGACTCAGTATAACGCCACAAACCAGATCGCCAATAACCAAGGCCAGGGCCGTCTTTTTGGCCAGGCCGCCGGAGCAGTGGGTAACGCTTTGGGTAGTGCTTTTGGAAGCAACAGCAGCAGCTCCGGATCAATGCCGTCAAGCTGGTATGGTTCAGGAGGTGGCTCAAGTTGGCAACCGACTGCCAGTACAAGCAATTACGGTTACAATTCAAACGCCAATTATGACTTTGGTGGTGGGGGCGGTGGATACTCACCTGACCTGAGTTTTGGAGGAACCTACTAATGCCTGGATTGGGATTTGCGGCCGGGGCCGCCGAGGGTATAAACGACTCTTCCAACATTGCTTACAAGCAGGCCCTGATCGCTCAGCAGCGCCAGCAGATGGCGATGCAACGTGAGCAACAGCTCCGAGAGCAAGAAGGACGTAAGGACATAGGACAAACGCTTGCCGGGATGTATCCGGAGTTTGCTCAAGCCCCAAATCCAGGCCAGTCGTCAGCTCCCCCTCCAGTGCAGCCACAAGGGCAAGCTCTTATGGGAGGAGGAGGGCAACCAATACTTCCCGGAGCAGGAGTTCCTGGGGCCGCAGCAGGGCCAATGGCTCCTCCTATGCAGCAGCCGAGACAGATGCCTCCTCAAGCGCAACCGCAAGGGATGCCACAAGGTGGTTCGGCAGCACCCCCTCAGGCCGGGGGTTTCAATTTCAACAATATCCCGAGGCCGGGAGCCGGTGACAATCCGAACAATGCTGGGCCTGCACCGACGGACGCTATACCTCCTTATCAGACAGTGCAACCACCGGAACCTCAAGCGCAACCGCAAGGTGGTTCGGCAGCACCCCCTCCTGTGGAGCAGAAGACTCCGGACCTGAGCAATGCTTTCAGTCCACAGCATCTTGTTCAGGTAATGCAGAAACAGGGAATTCCTCAAGAGCGTTGGGCGGGAGTTATCGGTGGTATGCAGCCTCTCTTTAAAGAGGTGACTGAAGAGCAGCAGAGGCATCTTGAGTACGAGAAGACTAAAGCATCCGAGGCCCATCAAAGATATATGGAACTGCTTGGCGTCCGTAGGGCCGACCAGGCCGACGCCCGAGAAGATAGGATGCAAAGCGCCCTTGTGAACACCATGCGCCACCAGGGAGTTACTGAAGGACAGGGAGCTCAAAGGATTGGACAGGGGGATAAGCGAATAACTGACTCTGAGAAAAAGAACGATCCGAACGCTATATTAGCTACCTTTTTTCCAACAGAAGAGTCAAAACGATCAATGGTTGCTCAGATTGTGGCCGGTAAAGATCCTATAAAACTCGTTCCTTATAGTAAAGATCGTACTGCGATAATAGGTCAATTGAACGCTTTGGCTTCTGAATCTATTGCCAAAACTGAAGAAATTTCTCCTGAAGAGGCAGGGAAAGTTCTGGTCTTGCGCCAAATGGATCAACATGCTGCCGCCGCTTCGCTTACAAGTAATGCAAAACAAATAGCTGTGACTGAACCTATGGTTCAAACATTGGACTACAACTTGGAGCAAGCAAAGCTATATATTAAAGAGGCGGCCCCTACGGAATCTCAATGGCTCAATCATAAAATAAATGAATTGAAAAAGGCGACTACCAGCCAGCCAAAACTTAGGGAATTAGCTTTTCAAATTGAGGCCATTCAGGACGAATCAGCTCGTATATTAAAATCCAACCCCAATATGACGGGGGTTTCTTCCGATAGTGCGAAAGAGGATCTAAAGAAGATCATTAGCGGAGACATCCCTGTGGCTGACGCGCTTGCTGTAGCTGAGAGGATAAGGACGGATGGAGAAAAGCGTTTAGAATTTCTTAAAGGGCAGGGTTCTAAAATTATTGATAGGCATATAGGAAAAGGGTATAAAGAAAATTTGAATCCCGGAGCAGGATCAGCAACCACAATTCCTGACGGTTGGACCATTAAGGAGAAATAATGCCTGATTTCGAGCTTACTTCTCCAGAAGGCAAAACCTACGTTGTGAGTGGTCCCTCTGGAGCGACAAAGGAACAAGCCTTCGGGGTATTACAGCAACAGTTGAGTTCCGGTAAGGCTACGGAAAAGCCCGCTGAGAGTGCCAAAGCTCCTGACTCCAAACCTCTGGCCGTCATCGGTAACACGATTACGAAAGCTGTAACACGACCGTTCACAGGGCTGGTTGATTTGTCTGAAAGCGCGATAAATCAAGCTGGACAAAACCTCCAAGATCCCTTGGGAACAAAGCGTTTGAAAGGAGAGGCTGGCAGCAATCTCATTCCCCCAGGCTCCTCCTTCGGAAGCACGCCCCGTGTGGAAGCTCCCACAAAATACGGACCGATCCGACCAGAGGGTGTTCCGACAAGCGAGTGGGGGAAGAAGGCGCAAGATTTCGCCGCTGATTGGGGTCCTGCCGCTCTTACCGGGGCTTACGGTTTAGGGAAAGGGGCTTTAAATCTCGGGAAAACCCTTATTGGGAGTGATGCCGCTGCTGCAAGAAAGGCCGCTATTTCCGGTGTAAGTGAGTCGGTTGGTTCTGAGGCCGAAAGGCTCGGCCAGAAGGCAGGATCGTTCACCGGAGAATCGGCGGACATGCAAATGACCAATCTCGGCCGTCAATCCGAGTTGGAAAATTTGAAGGCGGTTAATCCTAAAACCACAAATCTCGCTATTGGCCAAGAAACGAGAAAGTCAGTTTTGGACGCAGCCAAAGGTTATGAGGACGCTCGGCAGGAAGCATACGGGCCTGTTAAAGATGCCGCTGTTGCTCAAGCTGACGCCAAGTTTAAAGCCGGAGCGCAAATAGAGTTCCCAACGGCTGCTCCGGAGATGAGAAAGTTCCTGGAGTCGATTGAAGGTAATTCAGCATTAGAGACAAAAGCCAAGGGTTATCTGAAAATGTTGCTTGGAGAAGCCCCGGAAGCTGAGACAGCCGCCCCAAAGATAATTCTCACAAACGCACGAGGAGTTCCGAAACCCCCGCCCCCTGTGGCCGAAGTTCCTCCAACGAGCAATATCTCTCAAAGAAGTCCTGAAAATATAATGAACGCCATTCGTCAGTTACAGGATGTGGCTTATTCTGGGGAAATGGAAGGATGGGGGGCTTTCGCCAAAGGTTCAGCTAGAGACATTGTGAAGGCCGCCAAGAAAGATCTTTATGCTTACGAGCCTATGTTAGGAGAGGCAACCGATCTGTATCGAGAGATGTCAGAACCACTTCGGGCAATGTCGACAAAGTATGGCCGCGCGATTGAGGGGATGGAGAAAGCCACAGGGAAGTCAACATTCTTCAAAGTGGACGAGGCTGATCTTCCGGGAAGAATATTTTCCAAGAAAGGTGGGGTGGATATGATGAAAGACATTCTCGGTGGAACTCCCGAGGCCTCGGCCAAGGTTGATGAGTTGACCGCCAGGTGGCTTTCAGAGAAGGTTCGACAGTCAACCGCTGCTGAAGCAAAAGAAGCTCTCCAGGTTCCTGGGATGCAATCAATTATGTCTCGTGGCGTTCAAGAACAAGTTGTTCCTGGCGTGACAAAGAAAGCAATTCTTGAAAATCAAATTGCGGGATCAGAAAGAGGTTCTGCCAATTTAGAAAAATTATCCAGACAAGTCCGGCGGAAATCCGAATTACTAAAGACAAAGCTCTCTAACGCGGAAGCGCTTATGGGCCGGGGGGACAAGACAAGTATCAAAGAGGCTTATAGTGAATATAAGGCTGCCTTAAATGCAGCCGGTTTGAGCCGTGAGGAATTTAATGCAGCGAATGATCTTATTGGTAGGGCCAATACTATTGAAGAGAAGACTGCCCAATTGAGGAAAATATTTGCATACTCTCTTCCGGCGGGTCTTGGCGGGCTTGGGTATGGAATTCATCAGGTGGTCAAATGAGCAAGAGACTTCTGATATTAGACGATGGCTCCAATTGCCTCGATATGGTTATTCGGGCGAGGGCCGCCGGTTGGAAGGTGAAGTGGTGGGACCGGCCGCGTAAGGATGGTACTGTCAAACTCTGCGGAACCGGCATCATCGACAAGATACAGGACTTCAATGAGGTCCGGGGAAAATGGCTCGATTGGGCAGACCTCATCTATCTGCCGGACAATATTTTCTATGTGCCTATGCTGGAACCCTATCGCAAGCAAGGATATCCGATATTGGCCCCATCAATGGACGCTGCTAAAATGGAGATTGATCGGAATGTCGGTCAGCTCGCCATGAAGAAGGCCGGAATCCCCATTATGGAAAGTAAGGACTTTCACGACTACGACGACGCGATAGCTTTTGTGAAGAAACATCCACAATTTCTTGTCTCCAAGCCCTCCGGGGAAGCCGACAAGGCTCTCAGCTATGTGGCCTCTGACGCTGCCGATCTTATCTTCATGCTCTCCAGGTGGAAGCAGAACGAGAAGTATCGGAAGTGTGCCAAAAGTGATGGGTTTATCCTCCAGGAGAGAAAATATGGAATCGAAATGGCAGTGGGAGGTTGGTTCGGGCCGCATGGTTGGTCAAAGAACTTCTATGAAAACTTCGAGTACAAAAAGCTCATGGCCGACGACCTCGGAGTTAATACGGGAGAGATGGGAACGCTCTCAAGAATTACTCGTCGCTCAAAACTTGCCG